CCCTCCTCGGCGCTGTGATATTTCTCCTGCGTGTTGTCCACGCGCTTGCCGCCGCCTCCGCCCTTGCCGCCTTTGCCGGACTTGAGAGATTCGTTAATAGCCTGGATCTTCTTTTTGGTATCGTATTCATAGCCGTAGGCTTCCTCGCCCTTAGGTGTCTTGCCTGCGGCTATATCCTGCTGCGCCCTCTTTACAATGTAGCTAGATCTTGCATGCTTGCCACCCTTCTTAAAGATAGCGTTTGCTTCAGCGCCAGCTAGCTGTGCGTCCATCGCATTGATATGCGCTGCTCCAGCGGCGGCCATCGACAATGTCTGTGCAGCGCCAAATAGCTCATACACCTTGCCTATGAGTGCTTCGTAAATTTCGACGGTAATTTTGCCCTGGTCCCTAGCAGCCTGCAGCGCCTGGATCATGATGTTCATCTGCGCGTCGGAACCACCAGCGGTAGCGGCAAGACGGGCAATAGTATCCGCAACTTTTTCGGTCTCAGTGTCCAGCAGATTATGTTCGCCAACAAGCTCCTCTTCCTTGAGCCGAATCTTCTCAAGGGCCTCATCAGACCCATTGAACCCCTGCATCATTTCCATGAGCTTTTCATTATGCTCATCGTATTTCTTGCCCATGTTGCCAAGCTGAACAACAAAACCGTCCATCTGTTGAAGCTGTCCAGCCATCGCCGCCGCATTCGCATCATAGGCCATAGTGGCGTCATTCATAATGTCGCGCACCTTGTCCATGTCCTTGAGCGAATTAATGGCCTTGCCGAAGTCAGTCTTGCTAGCCGCATCTCGAACCTTGTTAAACTGCTTGTCCAATTCAGCAAGATCAACGCCGAGCCGCTTGGCTGCTGATGTCGATTCAGCAGAAAACGTGTCGCCCCACTTAGTGAGGTTGATGAACAGCTTGCTGGCTTTTGCTTCGAGATCGCTTATTTGTCTATTGATAATCTGGAATGCGTTATCATCTACATCTGCTGTCTTAATATTGTTAAGAAGCGCACCACTTTCTTCCTTAATACGTTTAAGGACATCGCCAGCTTGTTCGGCGCTCTTGTTTTTCAAAGCTGCATCTAATTCAGAAGCCCAGTTCTCAATATTGTATCGTGCTTCTGCAACAACTTTCTTTTGGTTGTTCAGTAAATTTTCATCTACTTCATCTTGTGCGCTCATTACCATAGCGCGATAGTTTGCCTGACTGCGCTCCAGATAGCGGTCAACATCCCGTTGTGCCGTAATAGCATTCTCGTTGAACTCTGCAAGAGCCTTTTTAGAGTCAGAGATCATGCTTTCGCGGATCTTGTCTGGATTAAAATTAGAAGCCTCATCAGAAGCCTTTCTCTTAGCTTCTTCCGCAAGCTTCTCTTCCATCCCCTTCTGTACATCGGCATACGCACGAGACGCCCGTTTTGCCTGATAGGCGTTAAGCGCAAGCAACCCCGCCATAGCAGTAAAGAATGCGATAAGAGCTGGATGCTTGCCTATGCCGATCATGGCGATTTTGAGACCGCCAAGGGCTTTTGTCAGGTTGCCGACCGGAGTCGCTGAAGCTGCGCTTACGGCTGCAAATATCTTTAAATTGTGGGAAATCTTTTTAAATCCGCCAGTCATCGCGCCCAAAACGGCGTTAAGCTTGCCTCCGGCCGCGATGGAAGACCCCATCCACGCCGCAAGACCAGCAGTGGCAATGTCGTCTATATAGGGTGCAACCTTCTCGAAGATGCCGAGTGTTTCCTTGAGAACGGAATTAAACCCGCCCACCAGAGAGGCAAGCTGCCCCGTATCTGTCATCCTCTCCTGAAATTCAATCCATGTATTTTTGACGCGGTTCAATTCAGCCTGAAGACTGTGTCCAGCCGCCTCTGCACCAGCCGAATAAGTCATGTCTACGGCATCGGCGAACTTGAGGAAATGCTCAAGAGTGACCTCGCCTTTCTGGAGCATCTTGTCGAGTTCCTGCGTAGACTTGCCGATAGACTTGGCAAAAAGATTGACCGCACCGGGCATGCGTTCAGCCAGCTGTTGCCTCAATTCTTCAGCAGATACCTTGCCTTTCGAGATCATCTGGCTGATGGCGAGGAAAACGCCCTTCGTCTCGTCGCCAGTCAGTTTCATGGCGGCGCTCATGTTCGAGAAGGCACGGAAAACCTTGTTGGCATCACGTTCCACGGGAGTACCGTTAGCCGCGGCAAACAGCTTCTTTGCGCCTTCGGCGGTGTCGATGAAAGAGAGGCCAAGCTGGTCTGAGATCTGGCGCACGTACTCCAGCTTTTTGTCTGCCATGTCGGCGGTGCCGTAGATAGCAGTGAACGCCACTTTGACGTTCTCAAGAGCCATAGCCGTCTTCACAAAACCCAAAGCCGTATGGGCAAAGCCAAAAGTCAGCCAGACTTGCCCGTAGCCAATCAGTGCCTTGAAGGCGCTGGAGCTATGGTCGAGAGCGTCTCGTATCTTCCAAATTTCTCTTGCGGAGACGCCTGCAGCCGCAGCTAGATCCCTAAATTCCTTAGCGTACTTAGGCAGTCTGCCGTGAAGCTCCTGGAACGCCTTGACGGCCTCGCTGGCCTTATTCCTAGCCTCATACTGCCCGAAACTGACGCCGGCCCCGCCAACCTGCGCCGAGAGCGTGTTGTACTTCTGGCGCAGGGGATCGACCTGCGCCCTTGCCGGATCCTGCCACGTCCCAGCCTCCCTCGACAGCCTCTGGAGGGCGTCCGTGCGGGCGGCAAAAGCCGCCATCTTGCCCTCTGCGGAGGAGATGGAGTTGATGACCTCCTGGTAGGCGCGGATGATGTTCCGCTTGTCGTCCTCAATCTCCTGCGGGGAGCGGATGCCAAGCAGATGGTAGAAGCCGTGGAGCTTGTCCCTGTAGGTCGGACCGTTAAGCTCCGCCTGCAGCGTCCTTACTCCCTGCGACATGGAGGCAAACGCCCTGCGGACGTCCTCTCCGGTGGAGGAGGCGTCGGCCCTCACCCTCGCGAAAGCCGCGCGAAGAGCTTCTATCTCAGCCTTGATCGTGGCCGTAGAGCGGACGTTGAGGGTGGAGAAGGCGGCCGAGATGTCTGGGGCCTGCGGCCGCCACGAATTCATTTCTTCCCGCAGACGACGGAAGCTCTCGATCATCCGCGCATGCGCCCGCTGGACGTCCTCCGCAGACGATCTGGCGCTCGTCTTGACTTCAAGGTACGCCTGTACGATGCCCTTCGCCTGCTGACGGTACTGGGCGTCCGTCTTCATGCCCAGCAAGCCCGTCGCCTGCTCGTACCGCTCGTTTGCGGTGAGCTGCCCAGGCATCCGCATCTCGCGGGTGAGCGCGTCGGTGCGGTTGACCGCCCACGCCCTCATGCGCTCCTTGTCCTCCAGCGTGGCGGAGGCGCTGGACTCCACGCGATGGAGCAGGCGGTTGACCTCCGCGATCTCCTGCCGGATGGCGCGGGTGGAACGCAGGCCGGCGGAACCCATCGCGCTGTCGAGCGCGTCTCTGGAACCGGCGAAGGCGGCGATGAACTTCGACGTCTCCGACGCCGTCAGTCGAAGTTCCTGCGCCAGCTTCTTGAGGCTGGCAATCATGGCGTCGTGCGACGCCACGGACATCTCGCGGGTCTTCCACGCCGACTGCTGAATGGTCTCGTATGCCTGCCTCGCCTGCCGGGCTTCCGCCATGACGTCGCCGGTCTCGCGGACGCCGAGCGTCTCCTTCGCCGCGAAGAAGGGATGCTTGACGGGCATCACGCCCATCTCTGCATTCAGCGCGGCCCACTTCTTCTCCAGAGCATCGACCAGACGCTCCTGCTCCTTGATCGTCAGGTTGCCGTGCTTGATGGCGTGGTCGAAGGACGCCTCAAGAGACGCCATCTCCTTCTTGATGGCCTGCGCGGAGCGGACGCCCAGCGCCTTCATGGCGGTGTCGATGGAGCCTGCCGTGTCGCCCATGTGGGCCTGGAGGCGGGCCACGGCGTCCTCCGTCAGCCCGCACTGTTTCTGCAGCGACCGGAGGGCGCTCTCCAGCTGCCTGTCGCGGGCGGTCTTCAGCATCTCGTAGTGGAGCTCTTCCACCACGGACGCCGCCACGTTGGCCTTCTGGGCGAACTCCGTCAGCTGCTCGACGGGGGCATTGAGCGTCCGGCCCGTAGACTGCGCGGCGGCGGTGAGCTTCTTCAGTTCCGCACCGATCTTCGTCAGGCCAACGACGGCGTCCTTAGGGGAGATCGCCATCCGGAGGGCTTCCGATATTCTCGTTCCCTCCTCGCCGGCGATGCCCCGAAGCCGGGCCAAGTCCTTCTGGAAATCCGAATAGTCGCCTCGAATCGGGATATAAAGGCCCGGTACTGCCATCTCTTAGCTCCGCTCTTTCATTTTCCTGGCTTCGTTGCGGGCGACTACCGCCTCGACGGCCCGCACCTTCTTCCAAAGGGCAGGACTTGCGTCGAATCCGTAGTCGTCGGCCAGCGCCCGCAATGCCACCCAGTCATATCCAACGAAGCCTCCCATGCCGCCGACGCGGATCTGGGAGGCCCCTGCCTGGAGAAGCTCCACGGCTTCCCGGTTTCCATCCAAAATGTCTGGACAGCGCCCCTCGCAGGACGAGCAGTCCATCGTTTCGCCCCTCTGGCGGGCGGCTTTCTGGCACGTGTCGCAGAACTCCGCGCCGTCTCCAGAAAGCCACTCCCAGAGGGACTCTAGTTTTTTATCTCTTCCTCAATCCCGTAGGTCTCTGCGGTCAAAGCCTTGTTGATCTCCAGGACGTCGGGGAAGGGCAGGGCGTCAAGCTCCGCCTCGCTGAATCCGGCGCGGCGCAGGGTCTCGAAGAGCAGATCCCAGTTCTCCTCGCGGGGCCTGGACGCCAGTTCGCGGACGTCCTTGCCCTTGAGGGGAGAGACTTTGACGGTCTTGCCGGTGGAAAGAGTGATTTCGCGCATATCATGTCCTCCAATGCGTGTGTCTTAGTACGATTCGACGTCGTTCTTCAGGGTGACTTCAACGACGGCGTTCTTGGCGTGGTCGTTGTAGTACGCGACGAACGGGTACTGAGTGCGGATGCCGGTCGGGCCTTCGACAGTCGGCCCCTGATACTGAATCTGCACTTCAGGCAGAAGAATGGCGAGGCTGTTGCTCTCGTCGATGGTGAACTTCAGTTCCAGCGACATTTCAGTGGAGTTCTTGGCCTCGTTGAGGAGAGCAAGAGAGGTGAACAGGCAGGTCACGTTGCCGGTCACGCTCATGATGCCTTCGGGGATGTCGTAAAGTTCGCCGGCGGTGCCGAGAGTGCGGGTGTCGGTGTCGAGACCGTTGTCAATCGTGATGTCGAAGCCGGTGCAGACGCCGAAGACTTCATTGTTTTTCTTGAGGCTGGCCTGGAAGTTGGAGAGGCGCTTCAGAACAACTGCTTCGGCAGTGGCACCGTCGTCATAGTTGGTAGTGTCGAAGGTCGCCATCTTGCCGGCCATCGACAGGGTGGCGGTAAGCTCCTCGTCGCCACCGGCGGTGAGCTGGAGCGAGGAGATCTTGCAGCCCGAATAATGGCCGTAGGTGGCAGGGCTGGTGCCGTAGGCGCACTGAATGAGCGCGGACGGAGCCTCGTCCTTCGGCGTGAAGACATGGGTGAAGGCGCCTTCGGAGCCGGAAGTGACCGGATCGCCGAAGAGCAGCTTGAGCCAGTAGCCGAAGGCGCGGGTGCCGACAGGCACGACGATGTCGCCAGTGGTCTCCACGTTGCCGTCGAAGGGCATGTCGGGATCGCGGCGGCCGCGCAGGGTCTGGGCCGAATTCTTGTTGCGGCTGACGGTTAGGCCGAAGCTGTTGATGGGGAGAATTACGGGAGCCTTGGTGGACGGAGCCACGCCGAAGGACGTCTCGTAGTCAAGCATACATGTGGTTTTGTAGCCACGGGCAACTTTTTCAGGCATGGCTTTACTCCTGCTCTAAATACCACGCAGTCCAGTGCTGGATAACGCGGTAGTGGTTTGTTTCCTTGATGTAGAGATCTTCATCTTCCATGAGATGTGCGCCCCATGCAGGGCCTGTGTTCGGAATTGCCTTTCTGACGGCCTTGGAAACTTCCTTGGCCTCTTCATACGTGCGTCCGAGACAGTCTATCTGCATCTGCACCTGCTCCAGCCCGGAGAAACCGGAGAGCACGTTTGCCGGCGTTCCAGATGTCCTCCAGCACACCACAATCGGCAGCTGCATCCCGTTCGGCACGCGCATCATGAAGATCTTCTCGCCGACAAGGTCTTTCAGACCTTGATCTGCAAGCAGAGTCTGAAGGAATTCCTTCTCAAAGTCAACGCCAGTAGTAGGCATCTTAAAGCTCCATCCTGCCGAGGCCGGCGGCCACTTCGTCCCTTGCGGGACGGAGGAAGGGCTTCGGCGCGACGAACCCGATGGTGTAGCCCGAAGGCGTCACCAAATA